ACTGACGCAAAGGACTGTCGTTCCATGCGGAGCGGTCAATTGAACCGTAATACCAGACTTGTTCTACATGGTTATATATGACGTATTTGTCGTTTTGAGTTGATCCTGCGCTTGGGTAAAACCACCAAACTTCGTTCCAGCCTTCGTTTGTGCCAGAAACAATTTGATCGGTTTGCTCAAAATTCAAATTGTTGAACACATAATTGCGAAGAGTTGTGGGCAGGGTTGTGACCGTACCGTTGTACATATAAAACTTGTCCAAACCCATCCAGTAGGTCGTGTTGTTGGCAGTTGTCTTTGCCCTTGGGCTGATGATGGAAATGTTGTCAGCAAGCTGTTGATAGCCAAACACATCGTTCGTGCCGGTGAATTGCAACGAGTACAGAATGGAAGTCGTCCAAATCAAAATCTCTTGGCGTGTTCGTAGACCGCAAACAATTGCAGAGCCTGATGGCAGTTGCAAAAATCCGGCAGAGTTTTCAATTGTTGGAGTCCAGTTAAAAGGATTGTCAATGTCCGACCAGCGAATTAAAAGCGGGTTGAATGTGGTCAAACCATAGTCGTTTGCTCCCAGCGCCAACAAAATCTTTTGATTTTGAGAGACAAGCATTTGTGTTGCCTGTATTGGGCAATCGCTTGCACCGGGCATAAACTGAAGCTCAGTAGCCACAGGAAACAAAGGATTGCCGCCAACTCTCAAATACTCCCAGTAGTAGATTTTGCCGCCCCTGATGTTCATTGCAACATCGTTGTCAAAATTGTCAAAGAACCAATCTCTTTGAGGTTGAACCAAAGGCGCTGGCGCACCAACGCCCCAGTCTGATCGACCCCAAGCCCCAACACCCCAGCCATATCCAACGATGCCAATTGGGAATCCCACGTTGATCTGAAAGCCAGCAAAGATTGCCGTGCCGCCTCCTGTAACACCCCCAACGGTTGCTCCGCCAGATGACAAAGTGAAGCTGAATGTGTTTGCGTTTATGTATGAAACTGTTTGGTTTGCATTTAACTGACCTGCGGTAAATCCATCAAAGCCATCTACACCAACAAAAATGACACCATCGCCTGTTTGCGCACCATGATTGGGGATAACGCAAGTAATGACTCTGGAGCCAGCCGCCCCTGTTGTCATGCAGTTGTCTGTAGCTGTTGGCGCAAAGACCACCCTGATCGGCGTGATGTCACGCAAGATGCCGCCAGCCTCAATATACACACGAGAGCTTGTGCCAAGGAAGAGAAGGTTGTCGCTGAAGCTCGTAACGTAGTTAAACATCTGACGACAAACGCCCAGAAGGCTGACGTTCGTGCCGAGATACTTCTTCCATCCGCCAATCTTCTGCGGAAAGCCAGACAGGAACCTGACCTTGTCACCCTCAAACCAACCACCCTCCCCGGCGTAGTTGGTCTGATCCCTGTTTAAACCGGGTTTGAAGACAAGTTTTTGCAGGGACATGGTTGACCTTTAGGCGACAAGACCGTTTAAATATACTGTTTTACCGGCCTGTTTGGTAGCGGTGAGTTCCTGATTCTTCAGGTTGTCTGGGTCATAAGACACATGAACCCAGCCAGAATCAGGGATTCCGGGTGTGTAGAACTCAAGGATAAGCTGTGTGTAATCCAAATTATCCATGATCCACTGAGCAAGCTCGGCGTTTGGTACGCCGGGTATTTCAATATCTGCCGCTTGACCTTTGACATGGTCTGATTTTGAACTGCCGCCCGTGGCCTGATTGGTTTCCAAAGAGCGAAATCCAGAGTTCACCTTGACTCCTTTGCCAAAGTGATCCCGAATGGGCTGAAGGACTCGTTCAGCCAATATCTTGAGGTACTCGGTTTCAACTGGCCCGGGAGTGTTGTCAATGTTTAAACGCAATGCAGTGTCTGACTTGGTCAGTTCGTGCAGGGAAAAATTGGCGGTCAGGTTCATTTCATACTCCTCACTTGGTTGTACTGGTCGATGCAGGTGTTGAGTTGCCTGATGGCTTGGTCGCCTCGGGCGGTGAGATCGACAAGAGCTTGAGCAACTCGTCCGTCAAGCTCGGCTCTTGTTTCTGTATCTCCACTGGCAGGGGTGGATGGCTCGGACACTGACACGGGGCAGTCGGGCGCTTTGACAGGAATGAACAACTTGCGCTCGCCAGAGGCAAGATCAGTACGAAGCTTAGTTTCTTTAATCCGTGCAACATCGTTGGCTTTCTTCAAGGTCTGGGCGTAGGTCTGGGCAACCTCTGCCATGCGTTGTTCTGTCTCCCGTGCCTGTTCGTTTAAACGGGCAATCTCCACTTGCTGGCGCTCATACTCATCCTGCTCTCCACTGTAATACCCAGCCCCAAAACTGCCAAGTAGGGCAAGCACGATACCAAGCAGGACGTAGGGATTGAATAAAGTCATTCGTTGGTCTTTCCACGGACGTAGGCAGTTGCCGCCATGAAGGCCACAACAATCGTACCCATTGCCGCACAGTAGGTGGTCACCAAACCATTCAGCGCATTGACTTTGCTCAAATCAACCAACTCAGATGCAAGATATGCAATGAGTACAGGCGGCGCAACCAAAGCCGCCCATGCCATGATCCTTTGCTGGTCAGCCATCTTGTCCATGTTCTCAATCATCATCATGCGCTCAGAGCGAGCCAACTCCGTGTCCGTCACCACGCCGTCATGGTCGGTGTCGAATTCGTTGTAGGTTGAATCTTTTTCAAGTTGCTTACTCATGCTTCTTCCTCCGGTCAAAAATGGGGTTGTCCTTAAACTCTTTTGGACTGTCCCGATTTCTCCTCTCAATTTCTCGTCTAAGCTTTTCTACCTTTTCCAACTGCTGTTTGGCATCGTTTTTTGCCTCCAGTATGTCCAGATACATAAACGCCAACAACGGCAACATGAGGGCTACCAACAAAACCGCTACTACCCAGCCCACCATTCCCATCACAAGCTCCTCAGTTGTTTCAGCCACAGGAGCCATGTCCACAGGTATGCGATAAGGATCAAGGTCAGGACGGCGGCTCCCGCTCGCAGGTTTTGGCTTCTTTCCCTTTGGTGTCGTTGCCATTTCAATCTTCGCTCCCGCTGTTCTTGCGCCAGCCTTGCGGCTTCTTGTTCAGCGGCGATGATGTCCCGCATTTCAAACACCTTGGAATACAACGCCCCCATTTCTGGCGGACTGCGGTAAACCATCGTCTCCCTGACCTCCACTTCCAGTGCCGCCATCTGATCCATCGCCATCACCCGCTTTAAGGCGGCTTCCATTTGATTTTGATCAGGCTCATAGACGTTTCTGGATTTTTCTTCTTCCTCCCGATTGTGTGCGGCTAACTGCTCTTGGAGCCGGAATAGCTCGGTGAGATGTTTGACAATATCGACCATGACTTGGGTTTCATCAATGGCAACGAGCTTCTCCTTCTTTTTCGCCACAGGCTTCGGCGTTGATCTAGATTTTGGCTTCGCACCAAAGAAAGCAAAAATCTTTGACCAAAATCCATAGACTTCTTTTCCAATGTCAATGGCCTCGTCAACCGTGGCCTTGACCTCCATGAAAGATGTCTTAGCTTGCTTGTATAGCTCGCAACCTTCCTTGATGGCGGCGACACAAGCATTTGCGGCAAAGAGGAGACTGATTGGATCAATGAATCAACTCACATGGTTTCGCTAAACAGCGGCATGGATGTGACTGTGATTGCAACGCTTTGCTTCAATTCCAAAGGCTTGCCGCAGTCTGAGCAAGTGTCAGCCTCAAGCTCCGCCTCATCCAAGTCGTAGCCGCAGTGTTTACACAAGATTTCAATCTCGTGTGTTGGCTCAACTACGCCGTCTTTTTCGTGGGTAAAAACTGATTTTTTCATTTTGTCTTCTTATCCAATGATTGATCCTTGAGACTTGGGGGTTGTTGTAGACACCGTGTAAACAAACAAAACAAAACCCGGGCCTCCATTGCCGCCAGAGCCATTGTTTGCAACTGTGCCGCCACGACCACCACCGCCGCCACCTGCGCCATAAAGGGCGCTTCCGCCAGCCCCACCAGTTCCCGTACTTGTCGCAGTGCCGCCGCCACCGCCACCACCCGATGGGCCAATTGTTGAGCTTACTGGGACTCCGCCAAATTCTGTAACAACAAAGTCAGGGGAAAAGAAGCTAGTACCGCCAGCACCAGCAGTTCCTGTTGTAGCTCCGCCGCCGCCACCACCGCCGCCGCCACTTGTCCCATTGCTTCCGGGATTACCAGCAGTGCCTCCGCTTGCTTGTGCGCCTAGTGAGTTTAAACCGCCTAGCCCGCCTGTGGTTGTGGATGCAAGACCGCCAATGCCGCCATAGCCGCCGCCACCACCTCCTCCACTATTGCCAGAAGCACCAGTACGCCCAGCATATCCAGTGGTTATTGCTGTAAACATTCTTGGGGCGCTACCTCCGCCACCAGAACCTGCGGTAGTTACGCCAGTCCCACTGCCGCCATTACCGCCTGTTGCGCCAAATGTTCCAACGGTAAAACCGCCGCCATTAGCGCCTGTTGTTGAGGCCAAAAAAGCGCCAGAACCACCTGCGGCAAAAACACCCGAAGCAGAGCTTGGTGGCGATGTGTTGCTGGATATATTCATCCAAGACTCCGTGGCGTTTCCGCCACTTCCGCCGCTCGCCCCTACACCGCCAGCACCTCCAGCACCAATTTGAAAATAAATTATTTGCCCGGCACTTACCGAGGGGTTTGAAAGAACAGCAAGCGCCCCAGCGCCGCCGCCACCGGCAGAACCCGTGGTGGCGCTTCTTTTTGCTCCGCCGCCACCACCGCCATAAGCCACCAACATACTAGAGCCAGAAAAATTTGACGGCACGGTAAATGATCCGGGGGTAGAAGAGCCAACCGACCCGCCATAAGCTATTCCAAAAAGAGTTGATGGAAAAGTTATTCCAGTGTTCCTGCCAAGATTTGCAACGCCAGTGGCAGTTAGTGTGCCAGCGCCTGTTTTTGTTATATTGCAAAATGCAACGAAACTTGTTGTAACGCTGTTTGTTAAGTTAATTGTTGCAACAGATGAACCAGAACTTAAAAAATACGAGGTAAATAAAACAGGAGAAGATGAGGTTCCGCTTATTTCAAGTGTGCCAATTGTCCATGTGCCACCAGATTGAAAAGAAAAATATTTTCTTGCGGTTCCAGAATTAACAAGTTTTAAAATACTAAAGGAGCCAGTAATATCTAATGTGACTTGATTTGCGCTGTTGGATGAAATAATTACCGTTCCCAAGGCTATTCCAGAGGCCGCAATACTCGAGGTTCCACTTCCGCCCAAAAGAGTGATGGTTGAGGACGTAAAGCTTGTAGTGCCAAAAGTTAAAAATACAAAATTAAATGTTATTGTTATATTACTTGTTGAGGCGTACCAAGATGCCGCTGAAGTCCCAACGGTTTGATTTATGGTTGCTACTGTTACGGAATATCCAGAAGAATAAAAAGACCCATTTATTAGCCCAAGTCCACTACTTGTTGTGATTGGCCCTGATAAAGTGTAAATACCGCCGTTGCCATTTAAGGTTAAGGATGAAACAGAACAAGATGGAACTAAAATTGATGATCTTGATTCAAGATAAACAGAAGCCAACTTATTAAGGGCTTCTGAGTTTGGGGTTCCAAAAATATAAGCATACGAAATACCAAATATATTTGCAGAAAATCCCACGCCAGTATTGAATGTTACATCTTTGCCAATTCTTGGCATATCAAAAACAACTTCTGCATTTGCATTTGAATCAAAGATAACCGCATCTTGGGGCAATGGAACTGTTGCGCCTGTTGCTCCTCCAGAGCTTGCTGACCATAAAGTGGTGCTTGAGAAATTTTTTGAAACACCGCCCGACACGGCAAAACGTGTCACTGCTGTTGTAAAGGTAATACCTGTATTACCAAGGCAATCACCGACTGAAGTAATTGACAATCCTGCGCCGCCCGTGATGTTCATAGTTACATCTTGAAAATCAGCCCATTTAAGTGTTTTTGCGCCAGCCCCAGAAAGGTTAAAGATGAGAGGGGTGGGGGCAAACGGAGTGGGAGATCGTCCTTCTGGACGCACAAAAAGCCTGTATGGAGCAATTGAATTTCCTTGAATGGTCAAAGAATTTGTAATTGTATGGTCGGCTACAGAGCTAAAATAAGAGTCTATATTAGCTGAACCGGTTGCGGTTAAAGTTGAAAATGTATTTTGTCTATTCCCAAGCAGACGCATCTGCGTAGCCGCCATATTTACAACATTATATGTAAGCCCTCCTCCAGAAAAATCTGCGGTAAAGGTGGAGGCGGCTGATCCGCAATTAATTGTTGAATTGGTGGTTGTGACCGTAGAAGTGCCAAGAGCGCTAAAACTTACAGTAAAGCCAACAAGATTAAGTGTAGTATTTGTTAAATTTAATACGCTACCATTGTCAACAGAAACAGTGTATACAGTGTGCGTGAAAGCGCCCGTTATAAGAGTAGTGCCAACCGTAACATTACCTAAAGCTGTTTGTGCCGCACCAAGGGTAACAGTGCCGTTAGAAATAAACAAATTTGCATTTGGTATGTTTGAGTTAACTGAATATCCGCTACCAGGGCCGTCAAACAGAAGGTCAGAAATTGCAAATGTTGAAGGAGCTGTTATTGTTTTTCCTGCTGTTGTTGCACGAAAAATTAAATAAGCAAAATTACCCGAACTTGTAGTTGCGCCAGCATTAATAGCCGTGTTTCCATAAATATCTATATAAAAAGTAGACCCAGCAATAGAAGAAAAAAGAAGACTTGAGCTTACGGAGGTAGTTGTAATATTATTACAGCTAGGAAGATTAATACTGATTGTTCCAGTACCAGATAAATTATCAAACACCACATCGTCAACAGATGTGGGAGCCGCAGAAGCAGGAGCGGCAGAGCGAGGGTTAGTTGCGCTGGTTGACCAATTTGCAACGCTAGAATTATCCCAAGTGCCTGAGCCGTTATACCAATAATATGTTGCCATTATTTACAGTCCTTATGTTCTGTAAACACGCAAAGAAAGAGTGACACGGGTAATGCCGCTGTTTGAATTTACATTAAATCTCAATGTGTCCCCTGCGGAGATGCCCGGTGTCCAGCTTGTAAGGGTAGAGCTTTGAGCTTTGGTGGCGGATGATATTGTTGGTGGTGAGGCGCTGGTAATTGAATCCAAAACCGTTGGTGGGTAGTTGGCATATGAATCCTTCCAAACATCCACCACAATCGAGCCAGATTGGTCTGCAAGCAGTGTCCATTGGTCAATTACACAGTTGAATGGAATTGTCAGGTCGCCCTTGATTCCAGTGAGGATGGCTGTGCCGCCGCCATCAATAATTAAGCTCACAGACACATACTGGGTCACCCATCCAGCAACAGTTCCATTTGACACAAAGGCCGTGCCAGCGGCTCCAACTGTTGTGAGTCCTGTTCCGCCAGATGCAATTGGCAAAACAGATGTCCATTGCGGAGTTGTCCCATTTGATGTCAACACAGAGTTGGCAATACCGAGAGGTAGCCTTGTCAGAGATGTTCCGCCAGTGAAATATGTAATATCACCTGCGGTGTATGAAGAAATACCTGTGCCGCCCTGAGATGTATCCAGCGTGGTAACCCATTGAGGGGCGCTTCCAGAA